AAAGGACTTCTAGCTCGTGCTTCTGCTGGTATCATTACATTAGGATTAATTGATGCTCCTGGTAATGGCATAAAATTATCTAATCTAGACGGTCTAACTCTTCCAAAACGATCAGGACTGAGCAACCCTTCTCTAGCTGCCCTATTCATTTCAATTCTTTCTCTGTTTGTCATCCTGCCACCAGTAACAGGGTTTACCGTCATACCTGGTAAAAATGGTCTGCCTCTTGCAGCAGGTAAATCACCACTTAAATAGTTTTGTGCTGCATCTGACATTAAACCAAAACCTGAACCTAAATTTTGTATAGGTGCGCCAAATGTAGGTGTGTGCCACCATGCGTGTGCCATAAATACCTCCTATAATAATCCTGCTAATCCACCACCTATTGCAAATAGTGGGTTAGTCGATCCTAATAAATTTGCTATTTGTGCGCCTCCAAGTGCGCCTCCAAGGCCACCAAGTAATCTATTTCTATCAGGTCCTGTACTTGTCTGTGCAGGTAAACCACTTGCAATAGGTGTAATTAAACCAGCATAATCTTGTAATGCTTGCATAGGTGCTTGTTGTCCAAATTGAAATCTAGATATTTGATCTTGTAGTTGCCTTCTTGCAAGGTCCTCATAGGCAGTACCTACTTGGCCCAAAGAACTTATAGCTCCCATTCTACGAGCATCCATTCCAGCCTGTATTCCTGGCAATGCGCTTGCTGCTTGCAATTGTCTATTTCTTTCCTGATTACCTATTTGAGCTGCTATAGGAGCATAAGCCTGAGTAACGCCTCTTGCTGCTGCTTGTTGTGCGCCTGGACTTGTACCAGTTCTACCCATGCCTCCAAATTGTGTTTGTATATTACTTAAAACATCAGATGTAATTCCAGATCGAATATCAGATAAATACTGATTAGTTTGTGGTGTACTAGCAAATTGACTAAAAACATCTGCTGCTTGCTGATTTAAAGCAGATGGTCCTGCTGCTTCCAAAGCTGCTGCTTGTTGTAAATTCAAGGCTTGTTGTGTCTGATCTGCAAACGGTACTACTGTACTGCCTGGAAAAAACTGTCTTCCTACACCGCTTCTGTAAATATTTTGTGCCTCACCTAATATATCCTGCAAAAAAGGTTCTGCTGGTGCATAAGGTTGTGTTTGAGATGTGGTTGTTCCACCGCCACTTGACATACTTATTCCTCCAATTTCTTTTCTAGTAAGTAATGGGTAATTTTATACCCTTTTTGTTTTAATAATTTAGACCATCCTGGTCGAGCATAAGTTTCAAAGTGCGTACACTTATTATCTTTAGCCCATTTCTCAATATCGTGCAATCTGTCTTGCCAAAGTTTTCTTTGTTTTCCAGTACAAATGAATATGTTTGCAACCTTTGAGTTCGGTCTTATGATTATTTTAGTAACCACAACACCTTTGAGTTTTGGTTCAGTTTCTTCATCCCAAACCAACCACAACTGATTATCACCACTTTTACAAGCGTCTAATACATCATCTGTGTTATAATGATGACCAGAGTAAGCTAATGCTTTTGTAATAGCATCATCTACTAAAGTCCAAACTGTTTCTATATTTTCTTGAGGTATCTGAACAACACCAATCATGTAACCTCTAAATAACTACATACCACGTGAAGATCGTCAGCATTTTGTGCTTGTACTTTTAGTTCTTCATCTGTGTTCATTACTATCGGATGCGTAAGTAATTCCTCAGTTGTTTTCGCAGTTATGTTTTTTTCTTTAAATAAACTAAACACTGTATTGCTTGTATTTAGTAGTGTAACTGTTATGTGACAAGCATTAGATGTATCATCATTTGACACTAATATGCTTTTGACAATCGTAGTTGTTGCAGCAGGTGAGGTGTATAATACTGTGTCTCCTGTAGACGTTAAGTCTACTTTGCTATTTTTATAGGTATGTGCCATCTTTTAAATTTTTCCAAAATTCATCTAATGCGTTTGCGTGTTCACAGTATGCACAATCACATTTACTACAAGTTTCATCTCTATCACAATGACAAGGATGATTGCAATTCACGCAAGAAACCATGCTACTACTTCTTGGTTTTCTGTATTGTGATACGTAATAAGTTGATTTGCTAAATCTTCAACAATACGTTGAAAGTCCTCAGTGCTATCAATGTACTGATAAATATATTCTAAGTTTTGTTTACTAGCCATTAAACACCTCTTGCTGCTTGTCCACCTGGATCACTTGTGCCTCTACCAGAAAAACCTCTAGCTCTATTTCTTTCATCTCTGTCACGTTCATCTCGTAATCTTTTTGATCCTGACATATCAGCAAGTTCTTGCCTTGCTTGACTTGCTTGTTCTGCTAAATTTGCTTCTTCAGCTCTTTGTTGTAAAGCCTGTAAAGTTTCAGGACTTGAAGTTTGTGTCGGCATCTGACCAAAATCTAAAGTTTGTGTTTGTTGTGGAGTTTCCATACCTAATAAACTTCTAACTGTATTTCCAACTATTCCACCACCACTTAAAAAATTACCGACTTCCTGCAATAATCCTTGTGCTGTTGGTCCTATATTTCTTCTTCTACCAAACTCATCAAATGCTTGTCCAAAATCTAAATCTCTACTAAACGTAAATCTGTCACCAACATTTCTACCCTCAAAGTCACCTCCTAAAAGATTATTAAAATCTCTATTTTGGTATCTTAGCGTGCCTCCAGTTTGAATTTGGCCTCTATCTCTAAAGTTTCCTGAACCACCACCGCCCTGCGGTCTATCAGTTGTTTGCATTGTAGGAATGTTTTGCATAAAATTACTCTGAAAATCTCCTGGGGTGTAAGTTCCAAAATTCATACCTGAACCCATAGTACCACCAAATACTGGTATCTGTTGACCTGGAGCTAACTGCAAACCTGGCATTTGAAATTGATTACCGACAAATCTATTTTGAGGAACGCCACCTATAAAATCAGATGATTGAGGTATGTAGGTACTTACAGATGCTATGTCGTTAGATAATAGTCCTGCTGATTGTTGTAATTGGTCTAAAAATGTCATCTATATCCTTCGTTTATTGCTTCTATATCAATACCTTGTGCGTCATTCCAAGTTGTGCCTGCTGGTATTTGCATATTAAATTTAAAATATCTTGCACTCTTATGAAACGGTATTGTTCCTGTAGCGTGCATGGTAGCAACTGGTGATGTCGTAGATTGTGAGTCACCTACTCTGTTTCTTACTGTTAAAGATCCAGTAGCTGCTGTTGTGTCCACAATAGGTCTTACGTGTGTTACTAAAGACCTGTTCTGTGGAAATATCTCTGTTTCTCCAGTGCCTATTTCACACTCAAGATTTGATCCCTCAAATGTTCCAAACTTATGATCGGTGTCAAACACACCAAACGACCTCAACCCACCTACAAATATATCACTATCTAGTGGTACGTTAATAGCATCTAAGTTATTAGATCCTGTTGATGGGTAGTTATCTAATTCATCTACAGTAAAACCTGGAGATATGTAATTAAATATAAACTCATGCGATAGTTCTGTAATAGACCATCTTTGAGTTTCATAGTTGTAGATAATAATTTTATCTGTCACACCACTAGCAGTAGATGGATATGACCAACAAACTAATTTATTAGCATAATCTACAGCAGCTTTTACTCTTTCTCTGTGTGCAAATCTAAGATCAGATTTAAAAAATCTATCTACTTTACCATTACCTATAGGTTTAGATGAGTTGCCATCTGTAACTCTAAAACCATCTTCTGATAGGAAATATACAAGGTTTCCAACCTTGATAACTGTCTTGCCTTGTACTGCACCTATGTTGTCTTCAATACGTCTAAAAGAAAATATTACATTACCACCTCTATAATCCATTCTGGTAATTCTGTTTTCTTGAAATATCAAACCAAACTGTCCACCTGTTACACCAGTAACTACACCGCCCTCTGGCAATGTTTCTGAATCAGCTTGATTAACACCTGCTGTCCAAGATGTTGCACTGTTAAAAGATGACCACTGTACTTTGTTTTGTGCTGTTGGTTGAAACCCTGTAACAACAAAATTATTTACAACTGCTGCGTGTCTAAATGTAGGTGGTGAACCTGAGAGTGCAGCAAAGTCTGTTGAAGTATCAAGTGACCATGCTTGGGGTGCATCCACACCATTAAAAGCTATTACTGTCTCACCAAACTTTACAAAATCCCAATAACCATTTGCAGCAGTGTTGAATGTTGTGCCACCGCTTTCATTAACTACAGCGTTTGCTTGTATTTGATATAGTTTACTAGAGTCACCAGCAAAGATTGTTACGTTACCTGTATCAGATGTAAATGATGCAGCACCTTGTGCTCTATTATCTAAAGCATTTACAGTAGCCTGTGTGATGCTTTTAAAAGGTCTGTAACTGTTTACAGCAGGATATACGTTCTTGGCTTGCGTTGCACCAGGGGTTAGATGATCTGGTAAATCAGGCAGCCACTCTCCAAAAGGTACTTGCATTATTTTACGTTATCAAAATTGTTTATATTTATTCCAGTTCTTTGAACTAGAGGTGTTCCATTATATTTATCTTTTTCGTCTGCTTCTTCTACTTGTTTGATTGCAGCTTCGTATTGTGCCTTAAATTGTGCAACAGATCCTTGATCCATTCCTCTGATAAATGTAGATGCAAAGTACAATGCACCATACAAATAAACATCTGGATGATTTGTAAGTATAAAATTTGTAGCTGTGCTACCATCAAGTGAGTCTAATGCTTTGTAAAAAACTAGACTAGAAGTGTATGAACTATCAGGTATAGGACTAAATCTAAAATTAGATCCTTCTATTGAATATGCTTTAGGTGTTCCTGTCCTAGAGCTGCCTTGTGTTTCATACTGATGAAACGGTGTCATAAATTGCAAAGCAATCTTAGGGTTTTGCACTAAATGAAAACTACGAACTTGTAAAAAACCTGTAGGCAGTGCCTCAGTTTCTGCATCTATCGTAAAAGATGATACGTTTTCCATAGCTCTTATTCGCAATCTACGATTAAGGTCTGCCTCTGTTAGATCAATAAAGTCATCAATCTCTGAAGATAAATCATCTCTAGCAAGAAAGTTTGCTATTGCAGTTTTAAGGTTTGTGTAAGTATCTAATGCCATTATAATCTTTTATCTCCTGTTCTAAAGAACATAAATTCATTACTGTTTACCATTTCTCTAATTATTTTCTTTTGTTCATCTTTGGCTACTTTGTACCAATTAGAGTGTCCAAATCGTTCTTTTGTTTTAATTTTCAAAGCGATCAAAGGTATCTGAGCTATGCGTTGCATATCTCCTTTTTGTTCCACATTGTTTTGAGACCACTTGTTTTGGTTAAGAATATTAGTTGTGTTCTGTGTGTTTTTTACAACAAGTTTTCTAGTACCTCGATCTATGTGTATGTCTTGATTTTTGTCGTAAGGATTGCTCATACTACAACAAGTGTGCCAGTTACAGTAACAGTTGCTGCAAAAGTAATTGGTCCAGC